ACTAAAGGCACAATGGCTCGAGGACCAATGGCTTAAATGAACTACGCACAGTTATCCGCCGCTATTCAGGACTATACCCAGAACTACGAAACTGAATTCGTAGCGAATATTCCTGTCTTTATCCAACAGGCGGAAGAGCGTATCTACAACAATGTACAGCTGCCTGCCCTAAGAAGAAATCAGATAGGAAATACTACGGCTACAAATAAATACATTACGTTGCCCGCAGATTTTCTATCCTCTTACTCTTTTGCAGTAATTCACCCGGTAACTGAAGAGCAAACTTTTCTGCTCAACAAAGACGTAAACTTTATCCGGCAAGCTTTTCCTGACCCAACGCAACTAGGAACTCCTAAGTATTACGCGCAGTTTGATGCTAATACTTTTATTTTGGGGCCTACTCCCGATTTATCCTATGACGTAGAGTTGCATTACTATTACTATCCAGAATCAATTACCTCTGCTAATACATCCTGGCTTGGGGATAACTTTGAGACTGTGCTGTTGTATGGATCTCTTTTTGAAGCCTATACCTTCATGAAGGGCGAACAGGATATGGTCAATCTTTATGGGCAGCGGTATATGGAAGCCCTAGCATTACTAAAACGACTTGGCGACGGATTAGACAGGCAGGACGCTTATCGCAGTGGTCAGGTCAGATTAAAGGTTACTTAATATGCAAGTTACAGGTCAAGTACAGGTAGGCGAACTTCAAGTCCGGGTAACTAACGGAAGAGGCCGCACGCCGGAAGAGATAGCTGATGAAGCTGTTAATAAGATCCTGTATGTAGGTGAGAATATCCACCCCCTTATAAGAGACCAAGCATTAGCCTTTAAAGATCAAATACGAATAATCCTAACTCAAGCAATCAAACAAGGAATCGTGTCTGACCGTACCACGTTAGCTACTAAATTAAAACTAGCTAACCAACATGATCTGATTAAACTTTTGGAGATCTAACATGGCAATTTCTCAGTCGATATGCTCTAGTTTTAAACAAGAACTGTTTCAGGGCATACATAACTTTAATGCGGTTGGCGGAGACACATTCTATCTAGCGCTTTACACTTCTAGCGCAACACTTGATGCCTCTACTACTGTCTACACTACTTCAGGTGAAGTATCTTCTACTGGCACTAACTATCCTGCTGGCGGCGGGGCGCTTACTAGTCTTGGCGTAGCGCTATCAGGTACTACCGCTTATCTAGATTTTAATGACATCACTTTTCCCAATGTAACCTTAACAGCCCGTGGATGTTTGATTTATAACTCTACTGAGGCTGATAAGAGCGTTGCGGTATTTGATTTTGGATCGGATAAAACCGCTACGGACGGTGACTTCACGGTTATTTTCCCAGCCCCTAGTTCTACTACGGCTGTAATTAGATTGGTCTAATGTGGCATTAGTATTATCCGACCGAGTAAGAGAAACCAGCACTAGTGTTGGTACAGGCCCGTTTACCCCTTCTGGGGCGTTTACTGGGTATACAACTTTCTCAGCCGCCATTGGCGCAGGTAATACTACTTACTACACTATTACTAATGATTCTGTTGGGCAATGGGAAGTGGGTGTCGGTACATTTGATGGTACTGAATTATCTCGAGATCTCATATTAAAGAGCTCTAACAGTAACTTAATTGTTAATTTTTCTGCCGGGTCTAAAGAAATATTCTGTACTCTCCCCGCAGAAAGAGCTGTTTATAACAACGCTGACGGGTCTTTGGTATATGACCCAGCAGGATCCGCCATCATATTCGCTATTGCGTTAGGATAGATATGGCTACTTTTAGAAGCACTGCTACTAGAAACCTGGGCACTTCCGCTACTACTATCCATACAGCTTCGTCAGGATCTGTAGTTATTGGGCTAAATGCAGCCAATATTTACCCGTCAGAACTCCCTGTCAGTGTGTGGCATAGACGCGCTGGTACTAATACGTACATAATTAAAGAATTCCGAGTAGGCCCCGGGGGGACAGAGGAATTGATGCGGGGCAACAAAATAGTCCTAGAAACAGGCGATTCCCTTCAAGCGTCTACAGCAGTAGCAAACGGGTTTGATATTTTAGTTTCTGTACTAGAGGGGGTCTAATGAGCGTTGATACCCACACCATTACTAACTACGCTAACCAAACATTTTATGGATTTAAGCTAATCCAGGCTACAGGGGATCTAAACGTAGACGTTATTAACGACGGTTCCACTGTTAATTTGCCTGAACCAGGCTATATAATTGGTCCAAATGAGTACGTAAATTGGATCTGGTCAACCGGTACCTTTCAGTTCCGATGGGGAGCTAAAGGACATTTGGAGATGGTATTCATATGACAACAGTCATCGACCTTGGAAAACTACGGTTCTACTGGGCAGGCAACTACGACCCCGCTACCGCATACGAAGTAAATGATGTAGTTCGTTACGGGGGTAACGTATACGTCTACATTAACGTCGTCAAAACTATTGGAAATGAGCCGACAGATCCAGCATTCTGGTCCCTTATGGTGCAGGGCATCAATTTCGTTGGCGAATGGAACGTCGGTACCCAATATTTTATTGGTGACTCAGTAGCTTACGGCTCTACAGTTTATGTAGCACTTGAGGACAATATCGGCAAACAGCCGGATTTGTTCCCCGGAGTCTGGTCTCAGTTTGTTGAAGCTATTCAGTGGGAGGGCAACTATAGCTCGGTCACTACATACCAGGCTAATGACGTCGTAAAGTACGGCGGTAATACCTATATTGCAAAACAAACTACGGTAAATAACGACCCGACGAACGCTACTTACTGGGATCCGTTTGTTACAGGTATTTCTCCAGAGGGTGTTTATAACAATAGTACGGCCTATGCGCCGAATGATGTAGTCGCATACGGCGCCAATCTTTATATCTGTACAGCTAATACTACGGGTAACGCGCCTACTAATACTTCTTACTGGACCCCTTGGATATCAGCTTTTGAAAACCGAGGTGAATGGGTTACAGGCACTCTGTACTACGTAAATGATCTAGTTCAGTACGGCGCTAATACTTACGCCTGTCAAATCCAGAACACATCCGGTACATTTTCTACGGATTTAGCCGCTGGTAAATGGTCATTATTTGTGTCTGGACTACGCCAGCGCGGAGAGTGGACTACAGCCACTTTGTACCTCCCTTATGACATTGTCGTATACGGCGGTAATACTTACTCATGCGTTACAGCGAACACATCCGGTACATTTTCTACGGATTTAGCCGCTGGCAAATGGCAGATTTTTAACGGCGGTATTCGCTGGCGCGGGCAGTGGGCCCCGGACACCCCTTACCTAGTAAATGACATCGTACGTCAGATAGGCTCATCTTATATCTCTACAGAAGACTTCACTTCTGGGTCAGACTTTAGTGTCGAATTTGATGCCGGTAAATGGGAATTCTTCGCCCAAGGCGCGGATGATATTCTTCCTGTAGTTGGGCCTGGGGAGCAGGGCTACTCACTTACTGTAGACGCTACAGGCGCTGCACTTGCGTGGTTAAATGCTAGTGGCTCACAGAATATTTTCTATGTGTCCCCTGACGGTAATGACGGTAACCCTGGCACAAGTTTAGCGCTGCCTTTCGCAAGCATTCAAGCAGCTGTAGCGGCGGTGCCTTCTGGAGAACCAGCTACTATCTTCGTTAAGACAGGTACATACTCAGAAGCTGCTCTTCCAATCGTTGTGCCACCAAGCGTAGCGATTGTCGGAGATAACCAGCGTACGGTTATTGTTCAGCCTGCGGCTGGCCTTGCTGCTGACGGTATTACGCCTAATAACCAAGCCACTATGTGGTCAATGTCCAATGCGTCAATTCTTAACAAGATGACGTTTGTTGGTATGACTGGATGGGTTGCTGGTAGCACGCCGGGCGATATCACAACATCCACACCTAAAGGCATTGTAGTAGCTCTTAATCCGGACTCAACAGTAACAACCAAATCGCCGTATGTTTTGGAGTGTTCTGCCATTGGATCTGGGTGTATTGGAGCGTTGGTTGACGGTTCTACGCAAGTTTCTGGTTATAAATCCATGTTGTTTCATGGATACACCATCATCACCGATCTTGGAGTAGGCTACTGGGTTAAAGACGGTGGACGAGCTGAGTTGGTTTCTTGTTTCACCTACTACGCATACTTTGGTTACGCATCTTCTGGCGGTGGTGTTATCCGAGCTCTTAATGGTAACAACTCGTATGGTAACTGGGGCGCCGCATCTTTTGGTTTCTTAGCCTCTGAAGTGCCTCATACAGGTGCGTTATATGGTAAACAGCTTACCGTTACCACAGATCCTATTACTCAAGGGTTTACGGCTGGTAGCACAATTACCGGCCTTACTTCTGGCGCTACTGGCACAGTAACTAATTTACAGTCTTCCGCCGCAAAAATTTATTACAACCAGACTTCTGTAGCAAATTTCCAGAATGGCGAAGACATTACGGATGGCACGTACACGCTGACTATATCTGGTGATGGAGTATCTAACCAGAAAGGTTATTTATTAGTCGCAAATGGGTTCTCTTCGGCCCCCCTACCTGGCGCTAGTATTCAAATTGCTGGCGATTCCGGTGCTTACGTAATTCAGTCTGTTAGCGGGACGTATGTAAACTCTTCAAGCGTGCTTTCTATCGCGTTGGCGCAGGAAAAGACTACATCTTCCCCAAGTGGTTCTGCTCTTACAATCCGGTATAACTATAGTCAGATCCGCTTAACAGGCCATGACTTCTTAAATATTGGTACAGGTGGTATTACTACTACTAACTACCCCAATACCCCAACACAGCCACCGGCTCAAGGTAATGAGGTTAATGAAGATCTTCCTGGTCGTGTTTACTATGTATCGACAGACCAGGACGGTAACTTTAGGGTTGGTGAGTATTTCCGGGTAGACCAAGCAACCGGTACAGCTACTCTTAACGCTAACGCGTTTAACCTAGCAGGTCTTACGTCTTTACGTCTGGGTTCAATTGGAGCCCAGCTAGGTGAGACTATTAATGAATTTTCATCAGACACAACTCTTGGCGGCAATAACCCAACTAATCTTGCAGTGCCAACGGAGTTCGCGGTAAAAACGTACGTAGATAATTTCTACTCATTCCGTCAGTATGTTGACCTAACTATGTAAGGAGTTTTGTATGTCAACCGTTAAAGCTGTTATTGTACCTTCTGTAAGTAATACGCTAACAACAGCGTATACAAACTCCACAGGAAGTAACGCTACATTAAAGGCAATCAATGCTGATGGTATTGGTGACCCAAATAACTGGACTGTAGAAACTGACCAGTCGGGTGAGTGGACTTATTTTGGTACGCCTAACCAAACGTTTATCGCGCCTCAATCTACCACTGCGGGTAACACAGCCCCGTTCCCAATTCAGTTATCAGCTAATAGAGTATTACTGCTTTGGACGCCTGCAAATATGCACTGTGGTGGCGGTAATGATTATTTAGGCGGGACAGTTCTTCATACCCAAATTGTTGAGTACACAGGGACTAAGTATCGCGCTGGGCCAATTGTTAACCTGTTATTGCCAACAGCCGCTTTTAACTCCCAGACTGTGGGTATTTGGACTACTCCAGGAGGTATGGGGGGATCAGGACAAACCTGTCTTCGTGCTATTACGATCAGCAGCACTAAAGTAGCCTTGGCTTATCGTGTGGGTACAGGCTTCCGCTTAATGCGTCTTAATATTGTTGGAAACTCACTTGATCAGGCGAATGTTGTTAATTTTGATCTTACCGGAGCTACTTCATTTAATAGCACTACTGCGTTTGCGTTTGATATCGCTCCTGTTATTGGCGATGCTAACCAAGTAGTAGTTGGCGGAAGTAACGGCACAAACTGGTCACTTCAGGCATTTAATGTGCCTGATACTGGCGCAATTACTACTGCATCTTCGCTATACAACACTGGCTTGGCCCATACTACGTTCCATTTTGCGATGGCGCCTCTAAGCGGGACAATTGCTGCGACCACTACTACATATGTAGTAGCCGCTAATACCAGCACGGGCGTTACTTTATCTGTACAAAACTTCTCGTACAACTCAGCTACTAATGCGTTTTCAGTAGTTGGCACGCCGGTTACAGTAACAAATACTAATACCTTAGGTGTTGAGGCAAAGTGTTTGTCTACTGATGGTACAGCAAATGCAGTAATTGCTTTCTTCAACACAGGCGCAACTTCTACTCTATCTTTCTTGTATCAGACGAGTCTTACTCAAGCTACTAACACAGCTACTACAGCTACATTACCTTCTGCATCAGCAACCCGCGCTCTAAAAGCCTCGTGGAACTGGGGCACTGATCGAGCTGTGTTCTTAACTGATGTTAACGGGCTAGTTGTATTTGATAACACTGGAGCTAGAACTCCGCTTGTAGCCAACACGGACTCAACGCTGACAACGGCTTCTCAGCCTCTATGGTTCCCATTTAATAGCCGCCCGTTATATACCTTCTACGATACTTCTACGGAACCTGGAAGAATTTCACAGTACGTAGCTAGAACGGGTATGACTTCGTCTACATCTGTTGGTGTGGCTACTTTTGCTAATAACTATTTCCCGTATGGGCACCCATATGGTGGTGATTTTACTTGGTCAACCCCAGCTAATTGTTGGTTCGTCGGGCAAGGTGGTCGAATTTATGCCATTAGCGATGATGGTGTGGTATTAAATGAATTAAATCTGTATAACCTGTTCCCCGGAATAGGTAATAATGCGTACCTTCTATCTGTAAAACAAGTAGAAATGACGCCGTCTGGGAAGCTTCTATTCCTTACGGACACCCAAGGTACAGCAGCCGCTTCTTACTATGGAC